AGGTTACCTAAGACAGAAAAAAAATGTCTTATATTTAGATTTTGAAAATGGTAGAGAATCTATATTAACCAGGTTTGAACAATCTTTAACAGGTTTAAATAAAACAGATATACTTGAAGGGGACCATGATGATAAAGTAAAAAGAAAATTACGTAAGTATAAAAGGATAGGAGGGGAAGCAGTAGTTGAAAGATTACCAGCTGGAACAACAGCCAGAGATGTACAGATCCTCATGGATAAATATTACCGAGAATTTGGGATAAAGTTTGATATAATAATAGGGGATTATTTTGCTAAGATGGGATCACTATCTGGTAAAAAAGATGACACCGAAAGAATATCAGATGTTTATGTTGATATGGCTAACTTAGCTGAAAAAAATGATATTGACCATGTATGGACAGCTAATCACGTAACAAGGGAAGGTGTTAAACTTAGGATGAAAACTTGTTATGAGAGTACAGATATTGCTAAATGTATAGATATTGTCAGACACGTTCATGGTGTATTCGGATTAAACAGATCACCGGAAGAGGAAGAGAACGGTTTCTTGAGATTAGAGGTTGTAGAACAAAGGGATGGTAGAAAGGGTAGAGCGGTATTCACTATGGACTTTGAGAAACAACAAATGGTAGAACTTAATAAACAAGAAAGACATGCCTATGATGATGCCTTCTCAATAACCCAAGCTGAAGATGATCCTAAGGAAAGGAAGAAAAGGAAAGAAATAGCTAATGACGATTTTAAACCTAGGTAATGGTATTTAATAATGAAATAAAGAATAAGATAAATGAATACCTATTAAAGAAACTAGGTATGTATGATTATAGGAGGGGATGGTTAAAAGGTGACTGCCCCTCCTGTGGTTAACATAAGTTTGGTGTAAACTTATCCCAAGATAGAACTCATTGTTTCAAATGTGACTATGGGCCTAAACCATTACAATTGGTTATGGACATAGAGAAAATAGAATCAAGAGCTGAAGCTTACAAGATACTAAATGACCTTGATGGTATAGCCTTTACTGAAATACAAGTAGAGGCAATGGACCTTAAAAAGGATAATGTATTACCAGAAGGATATGTTAACCTAAAAAGAGGTAATAATAGATTAGGTAAAGCAGCAAGAAACTGGGCTAAAAAAAGAGGATTTGATGTTGATTACTTAGCTCAAAAAGGTTGGGGGTATGGTACTAAAGATAAATATTTTGGTTATATTATTATGCCTTTTTATTATAATAATCTTTTAGTATATTTTAATGCTAGGTTGTATATAGGTAACGGACCTAAGTTTAATAACCCAGAAGTAGAGGAATTCGGATTAGGTAAAAGTTTCATTATATATAACCGGGATGCTCTTTATATGTATAAACGAGTATTTGTAGTTGAATCAGTAACCAACAGTGAAACCATAGGAGATAATGCTTGTGCAATGGGGGGTAAAGCATTAAGCCCATATCAAATAAATGATATAATAAAATCCCCTGTTGAAAAAATAGTTATAGGGTTAGATGAAGATGCAATAGACTATGCTATCAGGTTAGCTTTTCAACTTATAGATTATAAGAAGGTAAAGATACTTATGCTACCTAAGGAAAAGGATATAAATGATATAGGCAGAAAGAAAACATTACAACTATCTAGTAAAACAAAATACTTAACTTATAAAACATTACAACAACTAAAAAATAAAGTACTAAATGAAACGGGAACCATCGATACATATAACTCAAACTAACCTAAGAAACTTAATAAGAGAGTTTCATGATTATGATGATAATGCCGATGATCATATAGAGGATTTAGTTGAGTTCTTATTAAAAAGGGGTAAACCCTTTTCACTGGAGAAAAGGACTATAACACCAAACTCAAAAACATCAAAGAAAATAGAAACCAAGGTAAGTAATGATAAAACAGATTACCAATTACTATCAACCATAATATACTCAATAAGGAAACAATTAAGGCATAAGGGAATTAAAAGCATAGATATGAATTCAGCTGAATACTCTCAACTTAAGAAATTATCTAAAACCATAAATACATTTGCAGAGGATTTTCAAAAAGAAAAAAGACAGGCATATATAGAATATGTAACACTCGGATTAAAGAAGATAAATTCATTCCGGGGTTATTTAGCTAAGCTAAATGATATGAGTGAAAGTATAGCGGTAGAATACGAGGCCTCACAAGTTATACTTGATGATGATTATAAGAACAAAACAAAAATAATACATGATCAGTATGTAGACATAATCTTTAAGAAAACTGGTATATTAGAAAACTACCAAGATAGGCCCATAAATTATATCAATTTTATCAAAGTAAGAGAGTTAGCCGATAAATATAAATTAAAATATGACGTATTCCTTAAAGCTCAATTTGAGGGCCTAGAATGGACAGGGGGTTATCCAGACCCGAGCCAATTGATAAGTGAAAAAGCTATAGAGAGGTTAAATAAATTCTTATTCAAAAATAAAAGCAATGTGACAAATGAAACACCGGAAGTAAATAAATCATTAAGTAACGTTTTAAAGAAAATAAAAGATGGTAACTATAACAATGCCTAATAATAACAGGTTTGAACTTTCAGGTAATATGAAAGTACTAACTAAGTTATATAAAAAATTCAAGGTAAAACACCCGGGAGCTTTCTATTTAAGAAAATCCGGAACTGTTCAAAAAGGTTGGGATGGATGCATAGACTACATCTCAGAGAATCTTAAGTTTAATAATGGTTTATTAGGTAGAGTAGTTTCCTCATTAGAAGAATTAGGAGAAAAAGTAACTATAGTAGATAATAGGTTAAATTTTAATATAACCCCCATATTACCCAAGTTTGTAGGGAAACATGAATTAAGGGGAAACCAAAAAGAATGCGTAAAAGCAGTAATATACAATAAGGTTTGTGGAGTACCGTATTACACAGCAGTACTTGATGCTGCAACTAATGCTGGTAAAACAACTATAATGGCTGGCCTATATCATGCTTTCCAAAGGAAAATACCCTGTATAGTATTACTTAAGGATGGCGACCTTTTTGAACAGTTCAAAAGGGAGTTACCAAACTTAATACCTACATCAGAACTGGGATTTGTAAGAGGTAAAGATATAAATTTTGCTAATTTCACAGTTGCTATGGTCCAAACATTATCACCCAAAGCAGCTCAATATAAAAACCAATTAGCAAAATTTGGTATGGTATTAGTGGATGAAGCTGATGAAGGCGATTCAAAATCATATAAAACTATCATAAAATACCTATTCAATACTAATGTTAGAGTAGGTCTATCTGGTTCTATATACATGAGTAAATTGAAAAAGGATAATATGAAAAATATGAACCTTAGGTCATTCTATGGCGATGTATTACATATCATAACTAAAGTAGATATGGTTAAAGCCGGGTATTCTACTCCGGGTATAGTAAAGATATGGCCTGGTAGTAATAAACCTGGAGTACCTAGAGACTATCAGGCTGAATATCAGAAAAATATTACAGAGAATAAACAGAGAGCTAAGGCTGGTGCTAAAAGGATGATATTTAATGCTAAGATGAAAAGATTACCAGCTGTAATAATATATAGGTACCATGATCATGGTAAACTCCTACTGAAAGTATTTAGAGATAAGTTATCTAAAAAATACAGGATAGAATTAGTACATGGTCAAACTAAAAATCGTAAGGATTTACTAAAACAATTTAGAGAAGGCAAGATAGATATCCTTATATCATCTTTTATAATAAAGAGGGGTAAAAATTTCCCTAAAATAAAATACATACAAAATGCTTCGGCAACCGATTCCCAAGAAACTATATCCCAAATTATGGGAAGGGGGGAAAGAAAGGATGATTCCAAGGATAAATATTACTTGGATGATTTCTTTGACGAAGGTATATACCTTAAGAGGCACTCTAAACATAGAGTAATATACTACAAGAAGCAAGGAATGCCCGTAATTGAGAAGTACAAATAGGATTACTATTAATAATAAACTAGATTAACTCCCATGGCTAAAAGGAAAGCACGTAAAAAAGCAATTAAGAAAGTAGATACAACTATACCGTTAAATCCAATTGATATTACCAAACTGGGAACAGATGATGATCCATGTTTCGGTAAACACCATGACTTAACGGCTGATGAGTGTAAAATGTGCGGTGATTCAACAATATGTCAAATAGTTTGTAACTCTCTAACTGAAAAAATGAGAGATACCCAGGAAAAAGATAACAGGTTTAAAGACTTGGAACTTGGAGAAGAAACTAAAGAATACAAATATATAACCAGAATGTTAGCTAAGAATATGCCAGCATCTAAGATAATAAAGAAAGTATCAGAGAAATTTGAGATAGATAAAAAAGAGGCCCGTAAATTCGTTAAAGCAATTAAAAAGTAATGGTAAAGCAATTAGAGTATGCTAACTCTCAGGAAGCTTGGGAAGGATTAAATGAATACTTCTTAAATAATTCCAAGGAGATAATGCAAAGGGGAGGAGGCCGATATGGTCCGCAGTTAATATCCTATGATATGTTTATAAGAATAAGAAAAGCCTGGGTAGACCCAGATTTCGATTTTGGTAATACATTTGGATATCGTAAACAGAAATGGTCATCACTGGTAAATAATTATATAAACCTTAATTTTCTTGATGTCTTAAAATCACAGGTTCTGGAGAAAGAAGCTAAAAAAGCTACCAGTTATAATATATCCATGCCATTTGATAATTCCCATGGTTCTGGTAAAAATTGTCTACTCTCTTTAACTGTATCTAGGAGAGTAACATCAGATCACCCCATACTTTCATTCAACCTAAGGTCCTCAGAAATCACTAAAAGATTACTATGGGACCTTTTGTTAGTTCAAAGGATAGCTGAATATGTATTCGGTGAAAAACAATATGTGAGTATACAGTTATTCTGTGGTAATATATACCAAAACACAGAATCATTCATAATGTATGATGCCCATAAAAAAATAAAGAAACTTTTAGTAAAAGATGATGAAGGTAAACTTGATATCTGGCAAGAAAGAGCTTTAAAGACTCTAAAAGAGTTCAAAGAGGTTGATCCAAGCAAAGTTACATATAAAGTACACTTAAGGTCAGTAAGACAACTACAGAAGGTAAACGGAGTACCTTTATCAGGGGATAGGCCTTTACTTGCTAAAAATTGCAAGATACATGAAACAGATGGAGTACCTTATCCTGAAAATTGTATAGACCCAGCAGAAAGGAAAAAATTTAAAAGGAAATACTTAAGAGCCCAGAAAAAATGAAAAGATTAATAACTAATTCTATAAAAGAGATCGTATTAAAATTTGAGGCCCCAGAATTACAACCTGGTTATATACAAACAAGGAAGGCTGGTATATGGCAAGGAATAGATTCATACAAAGATATGGATATGTTTGTTATAAGGGATGTTGATTTCGAAATGGATATACCCTCAGATATATACCCATTACACCTACTAACATCCTCAGATCACCCATGGGCTGAAATACATTTCCAAGAAAGGATAAGTGGTAACCCAACTAATCCCGGGGAATCATACAAGAAATGGCCTTATGCACAATTCAAAGAAGCCAATGATGCTTTTAAGAAAATAGATGATGATAAGTTTGACCATACTTATATGGAAAGATTTTGGCCTAAATATGTAGGTAATAATACTTTCTTTAATGTATTCGCTTTAGCTGGAGATAATAAGATGCCAAATAAGGGGTTAAGGTTTGATCTAGGTGACTATAATGATGTAGTAAACCAACTTAAGGAAAACCCCTTAACAAGGCAAGCATTCTTACCCATATTTTTCCCAGAAGATACTGGGGCTAAAAACAATATGAGAGTACCGTGTACAATCGGTTATCATTTCGAGATATGGGATGGCAAACTGGATATGACCTATTACATAAGATCATGTGATATTTTAAGACACTTCCGTAATGATGTATACATGGCTGGTAGATTGATACAACATACTAGTAAGCTACTATTTCAATATGGAATGGAAGATATAAAACCAGGTAAACTTATGATGAAAATTGCCAATCTTCACCTGTTCGAAAATGATTTGTATGCTTTTAAACAAAAAGAAAAAAAAATAAGATTATGGAGAGAATCTCAAGGCATGAATACTTTATAGAATCAGCTAAATTAACCGCTAAAAGATCTACCTGCCCTAAAAAACAAGTTGGGGCAGTTTTAGTGAAAGAAGGTAGGATTATTGCTATGGGTTATAATGGTGTTTTACCTGGAACTAAACATGAAGAAGGTATAGATGAATTAGGTATAACCCACACAGTACATGCAGAAGCCAACCTTATAGCATTTTGTGCTAAAGAAGGTATAAGTACAAATGGTTGTACACTTTACACCACACTATCACCCTGTATAAAATGTGCAGAATTAATAATACAATCTGGTATAAAGAATATTTTCTATATAGAATCATATAGAGTGGTAGATGGGTTAGATTTATTAAGTAAACATAATGTAAAAGTAAATATAACACTATGAAAAGCAAACTGAAAATGATTTACAGTGAAAAGACCTTAGATAGGTTAATTCAATATTGTAAAATAACTAAGTATGCATCTATTGACTTTGAAACCAATGCTAGACCATTCTACCATCCCCTATTCCTCCCCACTATATTAGGGGTATCATTTCAACCCGGGTCAGCATATATATTACCATTAGCTCATTTTGATTCCCCCTTCTTAAAAGGTGAAAAATGGAAAAGGTTACTAAAGAAATTTGGTAAAGAAGTCCTTGAAGATAAAAGTATTACTAAAATAGCCTGGAATTTTAAGTTTGAATTAAATGTTTTAAGGGTATATGATATAATACCTAATGGTAGATTATTTGATGCCATGTTAGCTAAATACCTTTTAAAAGAGGAACGACCTAATGACCTTAAAAGTAATGTAGCATTATTTATTCCTAAATTCGCTGGTTATGATTTACCAGGACAACCCGGACCTAAGGCTGAACATGATAAGATAATTAATTTCTGGAGTAATGTACCATTAGATGAACTATCTAAATATTGTGGTTTAGACTGTGACCTAACCTTAAGATTAATGATGTTCTTTGAGAAAAGGTTAATAGAGGAAAACTTCTACCTCCTATTTAGGAACATGATGATGATGGCTGTAAGAGTATTAGCCGATTCTGAATGGACTGGTATACCCATAGATGACCCTTATTTAACAGGTTTAGTTGATTCATATAGGTTGAAAATAGACCAACTAGAAGAGGACCTAAAGAATCATCCGAAGATAAGAGCCTTTGAAAATTCCCTTATAAAAAGGAGGGTTAAGAAAGCTATATTTAAAATTGAAGAGGAGATTGAAGCCTTGGAAGAAGAACTGGATGATATAGATAAAGATTATAAGAAAGCTTTAAAAAAAGACCCCGCTTCTGCTAAAAGAATATTAACTACACATAATAGGAAAAGTAAAAGTATAGATTCCAGGAGAGATAAAATAGATAGACACATAGCCCGGGATTTTAAAAGTAAAAATGAGTTAAAATTAATTGAACCAGTAAACTTTGCTTCACCTGCTCAAATGATAGAATTACTTTTCACAGATAAAGCTGGATTTAGGTTTAAGATAGTAAAGTATACCACCGATAAATTTAAAAAAGAAACAGATAACCCCTCAACAGATGAAGAAGTTTTAGAAGAGTTAAAACCAAAAGATAAAACTGGATTCATATCTCAATTATTGGAATATAGGGGAATTACTAAACTATATTCTACCTACGTATTAGGTATGCATAATAAGATGGGACCCGATAGGAGAATACACGGCTCATTCTTATTACATGGAACTGTAACTGGTAGGTTATCATCAAGGGACCCAAATTTACAGAATATCCCTAGAGATACCACAGCTTCTGATATCAAGAAAATGTTCATACCCCCTAGAGGTAAGATACTACTACAGCTGGATTATTCCCAAGCTGAATTAAGGGTATTAGCTGCTCAAGCCAATGAAACCGAGATGCTTAAATGGTTTAGAGAAGGAAGGGATATCCACTTAGCAGTAGCTTGTGATAAAAATAAATGGGATTACGACTGGGCTTTACCTATATACTTAAAAGAAGATGAAAGTGACCCATGGTTCAAGAAAATAAAGGTACAAAGGAAATATGCTAAAACCATTAACTTCGGAATTGTATATGGGCAAACAGCTAAGAAATTATCTTTAGGTATGGAATCTACTTTAGAGGAAGCAGAAAAGTATTTGAAGGATTACAATGCTCGTTTCCCTAATATAGCTAAATTTATTAAGAAACAACATAAGTTGGTATCAAGGGATGGTTTTGTATATAACATCTTCGGAAGGAAAAGAAGGCTATCAAATATATATTCAGAAGATTGGGGTAAAAAAGCTGAGGCACAAAGACAATCTGTAAATGCCCCCATTCAAGGAGCAGCGTCAGACTATACATTATTCTCATCTATATTAATATGGGAGAAAATACAAAAGGGTGAATTACCTAAAGAAATGGTCCAAGCTTATACAGTACACGATTCACTTGGATTTTTCCTTGATCCTAAGGATATACATTGGGTAGTACCAATATTAGAAGCTATATGTAATAACCCCGAAACAAAGGAATGGTTTGGTTTCCAAATTGATTCAGTTAAGATGCAAGTGGATTTTGAAGCTTCCCATTTAAATTGGGGTGTATTGAAAACATACCACAAGGAAACTGACTATGTTGAACTGGTAAAACAAGCAGCTTAAGGAATACTATTTTTAATAAACTAACATACAATGTCTAAAAACAGAAAGAAATTAGATAAATACATAACACGTAGTTCAATTAATGATATTACGATTAAATACGGGAAAGAAACATTTAATTTTAATCTAGTAGAAGAGTTAAGTATCAATGAGAATAAAATTAATGAGGAATTAAAAGAACAACCATCCTATTATGGTTTTCTTTTGTTATTACAATCCAGGTTATTAACAGTTAAAGAGGACACTCAAAGACAAGCAGATAGTAAATATGCAAGTAAATACTTAAAAGCTTCAGAAAAGAAGAATCCTAATACTGGTAGGAATTACAGTGATAAAGCTGCTATACAAATAGCCTTGGCTGATGAAGGTTATAACTTAGCAGTAAAGAGAGCTTTACAAGCTAAACAGGATTATAACATAATTACTTCATGTGTAAGATCATTTGAACAAAGAGCCCACCTTATACAAAGCTTAGCGGCTAACCAAAGAAGAGAACAATAATTTATTAATATATTTTAAACTTAATCACAATGGCGAAAGAAGTAAAGAAAAAAGCTTCCCTTAAAGAAAGAATGAAGAAAAAGAAGGAAGAGCTAAAAACTAAAGGACAAAAAGGAAACGTCCTATTTATTAAAGAAGGTACATTACGAGTTAGGTTATTGCCGGTAGGAGCCGATAATGATATTATCGCTGAAGTTACACACTTCTACCTTAATGAGAAATTAAGGGGTTTCTTTTCTCCATCAACTTTTTGTGAACCTTGTCCAGGAATTGAAGCTTACAATGATCTCAAGAAATCAAAAGATGAAACTGATCAGGATTTAGCTAAAAAACTATCCCCTAAGCAAGCATACCTTATGCCGGTATTAGTTTACGAGGATGAGAAAGGGAAAAAGATTGATAAAGAGAAATCCGAGAAGTTAATGAAAATAACCGGGGGATTATATCAAACAATTATTGACCTTTACCTTGATGATGATGAATGGGGGGATATGACTGACCCAAAGAACGGGTATGACCTTAAGATCACTCGTACTGGTAAAGGTAAGAATGACACTGAGTACTCTGTAGCCCCTTGTAAGAATACTCCTTTACCAAAGGAATATGCCAAGAAAACCTACGATCTAGAAAAGATGGTAAAAGCCGAAATAGAGTCTTACGATGTTATTCAGGATAAAGTAAGTGAATTCTTAGGAATTGATGACGATGATAAACCTAAGAAGAAAAAAGATAAGAAAGGTAAATCTAAAGACAAGGATAAAAAAGAAGACAAGAAGCCTAGTAAAAAGGAAAAACCCTCTAAAGACAAGGATAAGAAGAAAAAATCTGACGATGATTTTTCAGCTAAACCTAAAAAGAAAAAACCTAAAAAATAATGGCTAAAAAGTCAACAAGCATAAAAATTCCTACAGCTGCTTCGTTAGACAAGAAGTACAAGGGATCAGGTATAGCCTCCAAAGTTTTAAACAGAGGAGGCTTAAGGTTACCATGTAAATTCCTATATTTAAACTACGTTTTAAGTGGGGGATTACCATTTGGTAAAATAATGGAGATATTTGGAGAGGAGTCCTCTGGTAAATCCCTATTAGCCTTTGATTTTGCCTATTGTTGTCAACAATTGGGAGGTATAGTAATATGGATAGATGCTGAACAAGCATTTGAAATAGAATGGGCAGAAGCAAATGGTATAGACCTAGATAGAGTAGACCTTTATTCAGAAACTGCCATAGAAAGTATATCGGATTTTATTAGAGATAAGGCTTTGTATTGGAGGAGTAAATTAGTTAATAATGAACCTATACTCATAGTAACAGATTCAATAGCTTCATTAAATTGTTTAGTTAATATAAATTCATCTCAATTAGATGCCAAGGCAGAAATGGGTAATAGAGCTAAAGCAATAGATGGTATGTTAAGAACCAGAAATGAGTTTTTATCAGATTTAGGGGTAGCTTCTATTTGGATAAATCAGGTAAGATCAAAAATAGGAGCCAGTAAATACGAAGATCCTTTTACTACACCCGGTGGTAAAGCAGTAGCTTTTTATGCTTCTATACGTTTAGGTATATTTGGGGGTAAACAAATAAAAGGTAAAATTGATGGTTATGAAGATAGAGTAGGAAGACACTCAACCATAAGAACCATTAAAAATAAAGTAGGCCCCCCTAGACCAACCATAAAAGGAGCTGAAGTATATTTTAATGCAGAATATAGTGAATCTATAGGATATAAAAAATACTTTGGTTTACCAGAATTATTAGTTAGGTTAGGGGTAGTGGAAAGAAAGAAAGGTTCATCAAGGTTTTACTTTAAAGATAAGATGTTAGCCAATGGGGAAGATGCTTTTATGAAATTACTCTTAAAGGATGACCAGTTGAGATCAAAACTTATCAGGAAGAGTGGAATTAATACTATATCTAAAACACAGAAAGAAATAGATAAATTAACAACTAACCTATACCCTGTAGTAGCAGGTAAAGAACAAGATGAAGAATAAAATAGCAATAGTGGATGGTAATAATCTCTTATACAGAGCTTATTATAAATTCAATAACATGAGGGCCCAGAGTGGGGCCCTCACTAGTGTAATATATGGTTTCCCATACATATTACGAGGCATGTTATCCCAACATGACCCAGACGAACTCATAGTAGTATTTGATGGGGGGAGGGATAAGAAGAGATTAGAGTTACACCCAGAATACAAGGATAAGAGAGTACAAAAGGTAGGCTTCGATAAAGAGGATTTCTATTTCCAACGTGATACAGTTTTAGAGATACTTAAGATGTTAGGTATTAAATACGTAATGGTTAAGAATAGAGAAGCAGATGATATAATCTGGTTATTAGCCCGTAAACTAAAAAGAAATAACCATGTTATCATAATATCATCGGATAAAGATTTTAACCAATTGATTTCACCTAATGTTAGTGTATGGAATCCTAAAGCTGAGAAAAGGTATACTCATAAAAACCTTGAAAAGGAGATTGGGTATGATCCTAAACGATGTGTTGATTTCCTTATATTGGATGGGGATGTATCTGATAATATAAAGGGTATGATAGGAGTGGGACCGGCAAGGGCTAAGGATTTTATAAGTAAAACCAAATCAATAGGGGACTACTTAATTAATAACCAGGGGGAAATTAAATCTTTTGAACGTCATAGACTAGAACCCGTCTTTTTATTAAACAGG